AAACCAAGATGGTCCTGAACGAGGACCCGGTGGCGGTGGTCCGGGCAATTCCGGAGGCGGCAACATGCAACACAGAGCGGAAGGTGGAGTAATTTACCCCGTACAACATATGGAGGCAGGTGGAATGATTGTATCACCTTACGCAAATCCCATGAAAGAACAAATGGGTCAACCAATGATGCAAACTATGGGTCCCGGTTCTATGGGCGGCGGCATGGGCGGCGTAGGCGGTATGTTTCAAAACATGCAGAAGCAGTTTGGTCAGCAAATGACTCAAATGCAGTCTTCGCCTTTGAAGGTATACAGTGATTATCTGAACCAGACATACACTGGACCTCAATCCCAAGAAATGCAGTCAAAAGTGACAGAATTTGTGGACCTTGTAGACCAAGCGGAACGTGCGCACTTTGGTGCGGAAGAAAGCTTTGGTTACGGTAAACCACCCCCTCAGATGCAGCCTCAAATGGGGATGATAGGGAACAATAGGCCGCAAATGCAGACCATGGGTCCCGGATCAATGTACGGGGGCAGTGGAATAGCTTCTTTACCTAATGCTTTTTAAAAAATCATGGCAGACCTTTCTGAAGACACAAATCTAACCATCCCACTCAAAAATATTTTGGGTATGATTGCGTTGACGGCTGTTGCCACCATGGCGTACTTTTCTATCGAATCACGGCTCACGACACTCGAACATAGTGTTGAAATGACCGACATTGAAATAAAATCAAATTCTGAATTTAGAATTTTATGGCCACGCGGGCAACTTGGTTCGCTTCCGGCGGACGCTCGGCAGGACATGCTAATCGAAGGATTAGAACGGGACGNAGCAGAACTACGTGAAATGCAAGATAAAGTTCACGNGTTAATTATCCGTATCGGTACGTTAGAAGCACTATACGAAACAAAAANCTCTGAAANCACGAACTAAACATGGAAATAATGGACGCGATAGGTGTGATCTGGCCGATTGCGGCGGCGTTCGTGACGCTGGTAATTGTGCTCGCCAAGATGCACAGCGATATTGAGCAGATAAAAGAGAAAATCCGTACCCTTTTTGAGCTTTGGAACAAGAAGGACTAACGTAACCAAGACTGAACATCTTCACCCAACACCTGCCCCGCAAGGTCTATCTTGCTACGCAAAGCACCTAGTATCTTTTCATCAATCGTACCCGGCGACACTAAATCCACATAAGTAACTTTATTCTTCTGCCCAATACGGTGCGCTCTGTCTTCTGACTGGAGCCTTATTTCCAAGTCATAGCTGTTACTGTAATAAATGACAGTGTTAGCCTCTGTTAGCGTAATGCCGTAACCACCTGTTTTGGGTTGCCCCACAAAGAACCGCAGCGGTGAGTCTTTTTGTTGAAACGTCTCTACAATTTCCTGCCGTTCATCCTGCGGGGTAGCACCGTAATAGGTTGCGACCGATTCGGGTCCGAACCGGTCGCGCAAGGCATCAGCTATCTGTTGAATGTCGTGTGTATACGTCGCCCAAATGATTGCCTTACCTTGAAACTCTTCGGTGATGTCGAGTAGTTCATTCAAACGATTACTTTTAACCGTTTGTATCTCACCATCATCCGGCTGCAAATGTCCGCAGCAAATTTGTTGAAGTCGCATAATCTGCGTCAAAACACTGGCCGTCGTAGCCAACTCGCCGCTCTGTAACTTAGCCAGAGCCAGCTTTTTCATCTGCATATATAGTTTTGTTTGTTCGGAAGTAAGATGCACTTCCCGACGTGTATATACCTTAACAGGTAGGTCTAGGCAGTCTACTTTTAAAACACGGCTGCTAAACTTATCTAACTTTTCAGAAAGTTCGTCCAACCGGCGATAGCCTACAATCTGTTGAAAGCTACGGTGACCCATCGTGCGCTTTTGCACATTGGCGTACCGTGCTTGGAAAGCAAAGTAGCTGTTAAAGCCTAATGCTTTCTCGGCAAGGAAGTTACATTGGCTGAACAGGTCCATAGGACTCTTTGTTATAGGGGAACCGGTCAATATCCGGCGATATTTAGCCCATTTCTGCAACGCCAATATATTCTTCGTCCTCGCAGCTTTCCTGTTTTTAATTGTAGTCGATTCATCGACAATGACAATGTTATCCGGGTTTTGATACAGAAACGCCAAAGCGGCCTCTGTGCCTCGTGTCGAGGAGAACGCTTCTATATTGACTACAAATACTTTTAGTATCGGGTCACGGTTAACAATAAAATCTTTTAAATCTGTCTCAAAGCGTTTCGTTTTAGCGGGAATCCAACGCATAATGTCTCGTGGGATACGCTTGGGTAGATGTATAGGGACCTCACCTTTTACCCAGTTATCGTAAACACCCTTTGGAGCTATGATTAAAGCGGCTTTAACTTTACCGGCTTCATACAATGCAGCCATAGTGTCGATGGCTACCTTAGATTTACCCGTACCCATTTCCATAAGCAGCGCGTAATACTCCGCGGACCACGACTCCTCGAAAGAAGTCCGTTGGTGGTCGTATGGTTGAGTCTCATATTCGTAATCTAACATTCTTGCCCCTATTTTTTAAAAACGCTTGACTTTCATATTGTATAAGATAATATCTGTAATTGTCAAGGCCCAAAGAGGTGCCTTTAACCACGAAAGGAGAATCACGATGAGTGACCTAGAAAAAATGATGGAGCTAGATTTTGAACAGAATCAAGCCTCATCCGTTGAGAAAATTGACCAGCAGGGGCTTACTTCAATAGCTGCGTTGGCCAGAACAATCCGTGACAGAGAAGAGCAGATTAAAAACCTTGAGCAAGTTCTCAAGGATGAAAAGAAAGCTCTACTCAAACTTACGGATGAGGAGATGCCCTCGATGCTTGCAGAGATCGGCATGTCTTCATTTGCACTAGATGACGGGTCCACCGTCGAGGTTAAACAAACCTACGGTGCGTCCATTCTTGTTGATAAACGTCCAGAAGCCTACGATTGGCTACGCGATAACGGACATGATGACATTATTAAAAATACTGTCTTGTGTCAGTTTGGCCGTGGAGAGGACGATCAAGCAGGAGCCTTTGCGTCTTTCGCGCAACAGCAAGGGTTTATTCCAGAACAAAAAACCGAAGTCCATCCTCAAACTTTACGTGCGTTCGTCAAAGAACGATGTGAAGCAGGTGAGGATTTTCCGATGGAATTGTTCGGAGCATGGGTGGGTCAACGCGCAGTAATTAAACGAGGAAAGAAATAATGACTAAGAAAAATGAAGTAGCGGAAGCTGGTAGCAGAGAAGTAGCGGTGTTTGACATTGCTATGATGGAGCAGGATGCAGGACAAGGGATGGATAACATGGGGACAGAAGACTTAGCTCTTCCTTTCCTTAAAGTTCTATCCGGAAACGATCCAGTGTTGGATGAGAATGAAACGGCACGTAAGGGCGATATTTATAACACCGTAACTGGTTTAGCTTATAAAGGTAAGGAAGGGGTTCGAGTGGTTCCTTGTGCTTATCAACGTAGGTTTATTCAGTGGGCACCACGTGGCAGTGGTAGCGGTGCGCCTACGGCAATTTACGAACCGGGACAAGCTCGTCCAAAAACAGAACGGTCTACTGAAGACAACAAAGAATATGTTGTTGATGGTAGTGGGGAGTACATCGAAGAAACCCACCAGCATTTTGTACTGCTTCTCAACGATGACGGGTCATATGAGACAGCTTTGATTGCGATGAAGTCCACCCAGCTTAAAAAGAGCCGTAAGTGGAACAGCATGATGGCTTCTCGAACAATGCAGGGTAAAAACGGGCCGTTCACGCCGCCCCGATTTAGCCACATTTACCACATGAAAACCATATCTGAGGAAAATTCCAAAGGTTCATGGCATGGTTGGGAAATGTCCTGTGAAGGTGTCATTGAAGACGGCGCTCTGTATACCCGCGCAAAGGGTTTTGCGGAGAGCATCACAGCAGGCGATGTTGTTGTGAAACATACGGATGACGAAGGTGAAGGTAAAACAACACCGTTTTAAGTAGTCATGCGGCGGGGTGCGTGTCACCTCGCCGCTTTTTTTCCGTATGGGGGCAACAATGTCAGTAGATAAATTTATGGCCATCTTTGATGGTCTGAAGGAAGCCCACGGCTACTTCAAGATAGAAAATACAGGCGCTAACGGCAAGGCCAAAGGCAAAGCTGGCGTACTTAGAGAACCCCAAACAAAGAAACTTTGGGAAAACCACTTGTCGGGGACCGGCAGTGGATTGGGTATCATCCCGATAAATGAAGACAACATGTGTAAGTGGGGTTGTATCGACGTGGACCAGTATCCGCTCGACCACAAGATGCTTGTTGATAAAATAAGAAAGTTAAAATTACCTTTAGTAGTATGCCGATCCAAGTCTGGTGGTGCGCACTGCTTTCTATTCTCAACCGAGTGGGTTTCAGCGAAGGACATGCAGCGTTCGCTTCAACAAATGTCCGCGGCCCTTGGTTATGGTGAGAGTGAGATATTCCCCAAGCAAATAAAATTACACCTAGACCGTGGTGACGTGGGAAACTTTCTCAACCTTCCATACTATGATCACGAGAACGGCCTCCGATATGTNATATTGGATGACGGCACGTCTGGTACTTTAGACGAATTTATTGAGTTGCATACTAAATATGCACAAACCCCGGAAGAAGTCGTTAAGCTACAAATAGTAGATAGCGGTGCTACCGACCTAATGAAGGACGGTCCACCGTGTTTACAGATACTTTGTAAGCAACGCATTAGTGAAGGCGGTCGAAACAATGGTCTATTTAACATCGGAGTATACTTACGCAAAGCGTATCCGGACAGTTGGGAATCTGAAATCCTGCGATTCAACATGGAGTATCTATCTCCGCCGTTACCTTTGCCGGAGGTCAACATAGTTGCCAAGCAACTAGACCGCAAGGAATACGCCTACAAATGCTCTGACGCGCCGATTAACTCCTACTGCAACAAAGAGCTATGCCGTACCCGTAAGTTCGGCATAGGGGCCGCTGTGGCCGGTGCTACGGTAGCTAACCTACGCAAGTATAACTCTACTCCCCCTGTCTGGTTTATGGACGTTAACGGGGAGCCTCTGGAGCTTGATACCGAAGCCTTGATGAGCCAGCCCATGTTCCAAAAAGCTTGCATGGAACAGTTAAACTTCATGCCTCGTTCTACTGCCAAGCAGCAGTGGGAAAGCCGTATCAGTACCCTGATGACTGAGATGCGCGATAACGAAAGCGCAATCATGGAAGTATCCGTGGACGCTAGTATTAGTGGTCAGTTCTATGACTACCTCGAAGAGTTCTGTAGTCACTTACAGCAGGCGCAGGATAAAGAAGAAATCTTGCTCCGCCGACCTTGGACCGATGAAGAGGAAGAAGTNACGTACTTCAGGCTAAAAGACTTTGAAAGTTATTTAAAGAAGAACAAATTCTTTGAGTACAAATCGCATAGGATAGCTCAACGCTTGAGAGACATTAACGGCGACAGCATGGTATTGAAGATCAAAGGCCGTTCGGTGAGAGTCTGGAAGATACCTGCTTTTGAGAACAGTGATGTGGACTTGAAAACACCTTCATTCTCTCAGGGGGAGGCCCCGTTTTGACAAAACTATTAACCAAGTATTGGCGTCATATGCGAGACACTGAAATAGTTACCATGATTGATAAAGAGCGTATGACTATGACAGCCGTCGGAAAGTTTTGGGGTATCTCAAAACAACGTGTGCAGCAGATTTATAGCAGGGAGAAAAGGAAAGATGCACAAATTTAAAAGCAAACCTTGGTTTGGCCTGATTCCAGACGATTTGAGTAATAAGCATCTTGCTGAATTGTTGGAATGTATTGCAATGGAAGCTGACATGGAGACGGAAGACCGTAAAATTTCGGCAGTAGGTTTGGCCGACATACTCATGGCAGCAGCCGAAAGGATTTATCCAGATGTTTAGAATCTTTGGACCTCCGGGAACAGGTAAGACCACCACCTTGCTGAACATGGTAGACAAGGCCTTGGAAGAAGGTACGCCACCCGACCGCATTGCGTTCCTAGCCTTTACCCGAAAAGCAGCAACCGAAGCTAGAGATAGAGCCGCCGAAAGGTTCAACCTTGATCCAAAGAAAGACTTAATTT